ATCACATTTTATTAACATCTAAAAAATCAGTAAATTTAAATGCTGTAGATAGTGTTAATATTGATACTCCTAAAGCTGTTTTTCAAACAGATAAAATGTATTTAGGAGATAAAGATGCAACAGAACCTTTATTATTAGGTAATCAAACAGAAATACTACTAAATCAGTTATTAACATCTTTAAAAGCATTTTCTGATATTTGTACTACATTAGTATCCACCCCACCTGGTGTACCTTTAGCTCCATTAAATGCTATAGCAGCTCAAATGTCAACTACTATAACCCAGATTCAATCAAATTTACCAAGTATAAAATCAAAAGATAATTTTACTATATAATATGGCTGATACTTTAAAACAAAAACTAGCTGCTAGAAAAGCAGAAAGAGATAAAGCAAAAACTTTAAGGGAAGAAGCCAATAAAAAAGTAAATTTACCCCAACCAGATGGAATAAAAAATTCAATTCCTGATGATCAAAAAGCTAAAGGTATATCATTACTTTATCCTTTAGTTGTAAATCAAGCTATTAATTTAGGAAATAGAATGCTTCCAACTATTCAAAAATTAATACCTTCTGATGATTTATGTCCTGCTAATACTCAAACTTCAACAGATGCTTTAATTTTATTCAATAATTTTATAGATGATTTAAATGGATCCCTTGATTTTTTAGATAAAATTAAAATTTTTTTAAATTCAACCCAACCAATTATAAATGGAGTCCAAACATCTGTTAATATAGTTAATACAGCTATTCCTTTATTATCAGCAGCAGTTAAAGCCATCCCCCCTCCAGGATTACCAGGAGCAGTAGTAGCAGCAGTTGATGATATTGATTTTGTTAGACAACAATTATTATTTAAAGAAGATGGTACTCCTAAATTACCTGAATTAAAAGGAGCAGTTAGTTCTGTTGGTGCCGGTTTAACATTAGCATCTGTTCCTTTAACATCAATAAAAGAAGAAGTTGATAAAGCAGTTGCTTTCTTTAAAAAATGTTTACCTAATGCTACAATAAATGAAGTTTTACCTTCAATTAATGGTTTAACTCAAAATACACAATTAGCTGAACAAATAGGAGGAGCTGTATATAATGGATTTTTACTTGAAGTAGTAACTGAAGAAAATAATCAATTTAGAGCAACCAGACGAAAAGCTGTAGGTAAAAATCCAAATGGAATTATTCTTATTGAAACCCCTTATACTTTTAGTGATAATGATCAAGTATTAATTAATCAACTTAAATTTATAATAGACAGAGACAATTTAAAAGCTTATTAAACTAATATTTATAAACAATGAAACCATCAGATTTTAAAAAAATTATTAAAGAGGCAGTAAAGGAAGCTATTCAAGAAGAATTAAAAGATATTCTATTGGAAGCTGTTCGTGCTCCTAAAACAATTGTTACAGAGTCAGTTAGAGATACTTATGCTCAACCTCATATTGAAAAACCTAAAAAACTTTCTCCTGCTGAAAGACAAGCAATGTTTGGAGGTATTTTAGAAGAAATGCAAAGTGGAGGAGTAGCTAATTCTCAATATGCCGGTAATTTCCAACCTAAAGCAGTAGATACTATTAATGGTGCTTTACCTGAGGGAAGTGTTGGATTAGATCAAATAATGGCTTTAATGAACGGTAAATAATGGCAATAATAGTTCAAAATAGGTTCCCAATAGATTCACAACCTCAAAAGGCAGTAGGAGTAGCAATACCCTTTAATGCTCCCGCTGTGTTCTATTCAACTTATTTAACTAGAGATGCTATAAAAAATAATTTAATAAATTTTTACTCAACATATCAAGGAGAAAGATTTTTTAATCCATTATTTGGAAGTGGAATACAAAAAGTTATATTCCAAAATATGGATAATATAACTGATGATATATTAAAACAAATTATTCAAGATGAAACACAACAATATTTTCCCTATGTAACTATAGCTAGTGTAAATATTATAAAATCATACGAAGAAAACCAATACAATATAAAAATAACATATCAAGTTCAAAACTTTGGTATTAATGATACAATAAATATTACAGTATAAAAATGGCAGTTAGAAGAGATATAACATATTTAAATAGAGATTTTACAACATTAAGAGATCAACTGATCACTTTTTCTAAAACCTATTTCCCCGACACATATAATGACTTCAGCCCTGCATCTCCAGGTATGATGTTTATGGAAATGGCATCTTATGTAGGTGATGTTTTATCTTTTTATTTAGATAATCAAATACAAGAAACATTTGTACAATATGCTCGTCAAACAAATAATTTATTTGATTTAGCATATATGTTAGGTTATAAACCTAAAGTTACAAGTGCTGCTACTACAACATTAACTTTTTATCAAACTGTACCTGCAACCACTGTAGGAGGTATTACAGTTCCTGATTATAATTACTGCTTACAAGTACCACCAAATACTACTGTTAATTCTTCTTTAGATTCTTCTATTACATTTACTATTCAGGATAATTTAGATTTTTCATATAGTAGTTCTTTAGATCCTACTGAAGTTTCAGTATATCAAAGTGCAGGAGGAGTACCTATTAGTTTCTTATTAAAGAAAGAAAGATTATCAAGATCAGGTACTATTAATACAACTACTTTTAGTTTTGGTGAACCTATTCCTTTTAACTATGTAGATATTAATGCTAATAATATTATTACAATATTAGATGTATTTGATTCTAATGGAACTCAATGGTATGAAGTAGATAATTTAGCACAAGATGCTATATTTGATTCTATCGATAATAATAATCCTAATGATCCTAATTTTACTTTAAATAGAGATACTCCTAATTTATTAAAAATTAAAGTAGTTCAAAACAGATTTGCTACTCGTTTCTTAAATTCAACAAATTTAAGATTATTATTTGGTGCTGGTAACCCAAATGATACTACTGAAGTAATTACTCCAAATCCTCAAAACGTAGGTTTAGGATTACCTTACCAACAAGATAAATTAACAACAGCTTATTCACCTACTAACTTTATATTTACTAATACTTTTGGTATTTCTCCATCAAATACAACTCTTACTGTAAGATATTTAACAGGAGGTACAGTAGCATCTAATGTTCAAGCAAACATATTAACTGATTTAAATAAATCAAATGTTACTTTTGTTAATTCTGTTTTAACAAATTCTTCATTAGCTCAATCAACTTTTGATTCATTAGAGTGTACTAATTTATTAGCAGCTACTGGTGGAGGTGCTGGTGATTCAATAGAACAAATTAGACAAAATTCTTTAGGTAATTATCAAAACCAATTAAGAGCAGTAACTACTGATGATTACAATATCAGAGCATTAAGTTTACCACCTCAATATGGTGCTATTTCTAAAATTTATACAGTAAAAGAACAAGCAGGTGAAATTACACAAGGAGAAGTCCCAGGTAATATTAGTATGTATGTTTTAAGTTCTAATAATGATGGAACACTAAGAATAGCTTCCGATGCTTTAAAACAAAACGTTATTACTTATCTTTCTCAATACAGAATGATTGGAGATTCTGTTAAACTTAAAGATGCTTTTATTATTAATATTGGAATAAATTTTGATATAGTAACTTTACCTAATTATAATAATGATGAAGTATTATCAAGATGTATATCTTTTTTAATTAATTATTTTGATGTAAATAATTGGCAAATTAATCAACCTATTATATTAAAGAATTTATATGTAGGTTTAGATCAATTAGATGGTGTTCAAACCGTACAAAATATTAATATAATCAATAAAACAGATATTTCATTAGGATATAGTCAATATTCTTATGATATAGAAGCAGCAACATTAAACAACGTAATTTATCCTTCCTTAGATCCCATGATATTTGAAGTTAAATATCCTTTTCAAGATATTCAAGGAAGAGTAGTACCTTTATAATTAAAATAAAATGGCAGTATATAAAATATTCCCTGATAAAGACGCTACCTTATATTCAATGTTCCCAAACATGAATACAGGGTTAGATCCTATTATTGAAGCAACAGAAACATCATTTGCTGCTTTTAATAATCCTAACCCCCAATCAAGTAGATTCTTAATCCATTTTGATCCCGATGAAGTAGATAATGTTTTAGAAAATATAATAGGCATTAGTAGTTCAGCTCAATTATTAGATAACAATTTATGGAGAGCTAATTTACAATGTTTTATAGCTACAGCAACAGGTCTTGAAGTAAACCCAACAGGAACAATGCTTTACTGTTACCCAGTATCAGGAGCTTGGGCAATGGGGTCAGGACAATATTTAGATGATCCTATCTCAACAAATGGAACAAGTTGGTATTGGCAAGGATACTCAGGAAGTAATTTATGGAAAACAAATAATTATGCTCCTTGTTCCACAGGTTCATATACAGGATCTAGTCCTTTAAATTCTACTAATGCTTATGCTGGAGGTGGTACTTGGTGGACAGGATCTACTCAAACTTGGTTTAACGCAAATACATACCCTATATCTGCATCACAAACGTTTAATTATAAATACGATAATGATGCTAACTTTAATGTTACTAATATTATTAGGGCTCAATATACTGGAGCTATATCTAGTGATGGATTTATTGTTAAGCAAGACCCTGAATTTGTTCAAAATATTAATTATCAACCAGAATTAAAGTATTTTTCTTTAGATACAAGTACAATTTATCCTCCTTTATTACAATTTAGTTGGAGAGATTATAAATGGGAAACTGGTTCTTCAACATTAACTATTTTAAACGCTCTACCAGCTCAAGTAGCATTAAATGACAACCCAGGTGTTTTCTTTAGTCAAAGTATAAACATTTTTAGAGTAAATGCTGCTCCTGAATATCCTACAAGAGTTTGGCAAACCTCTTCTTTATATACTCAAAATTACTATTTGCCAACAGCATCTTATTATGCTATTAAAGATTTAGATACTAATGAATTTGTAATACCTTTTGACTCACAATATACACAATTAAGTGCTGATGTGTCTGGAAGTTATTTTAAATTATATATGAATGGTTTACAACCTGAAAGATATTATCAAGTATTAATACAAACTACTATTCAAGGAACAACTATTGTTTATGATAGTCAATATTACTTTAAAGTTTTAAATGGATAATGGAAAAGATAAATTTAATTAAACAAGTATTTACTAAGGATCAATTTGAAAATACAATTGATACTAATTTTACTCAATTAGCTAACACTCTTCCTACTGCATCAACAGCTCCTCAAGTATCTGTAGACCAATTCTTTCAAGAATATCAAGATTTATTTTATTCTATACCTAAGTTTGGAAATACAAATTCTCATGAGTACCTTGTAAAAACAAGTGGTGCTTATATAGGAAGTACAGCTAATCAAAATGATGATACTATAAATGCCTTAATTAATGAAATTAATACTTTAAGACAAGAAAATTTATCATTACAACAGTTACAAACACAACAAACAATAAATGACGTAAAATCAACATTAGATACATTATTAACCAATGGCTAAATTTTACCCTATAAACCCTAATACTTTATACCCACAGAATATAGATTCTGAGGACTCAGCCGTTATAGGTTCTAATGATATTAAAGGATTATTTAATCCACAAACAGATATTATAGAGTATTTTATTTATGATTTTAATAATAACTTAATATCTTCTTTTTATAATTTTGACACTTGGACAAATACAGGAGATCCTTCATTAGCTTCAACTACATTTACTCCTCCTGTTGAAGTTACTGGTTCTAGTGTTGTTGCTATCCCTTCAGTTTTAACCTCACAAATATCTACCATTAATATAGATCCTATTAAGGACGTAACAGATGTTGGATATAATTTTGGTAAAGTAAAAACTGTATATAATTTAATTTCTTTAAAATTAGGTACTTCCTTTTTTAATAGATTTTATATAAGTGAAATATCTTCTGACAGAACAGAACTTAGATTAAGTTCAAATTTTACAACTAACGAAAGTTTACAAATATCATATGAAACTTTTAAACAAGAATTAGTAAATGGTATTGATGGAACTTATTATGAAGAATTTTATTTAAATTTTGGTGATAACAAATATGTTTTAGCTGTTAATCTATTATTAGATACAACTCAACCACAATATTCATTATTAGTAAAATTATATTCCCCATTACCTCAATCATTTACTTTAAAAAGTGAAGCTTATTTTGTTGTAAAACAAGCTAATTCATTAGCTTATGGAGTAGAATTAGACAATAATGTTAATTTACCTAACATTTTAATTCCCTTAAAACCTGCTAATTTAAATATTAATGCTTTAAGTGTTATTAATAATTCAACAGATTATAAAAACTATGATAATATTACTTCAACAACATCATCAGGTTCTTTATATCAATTATTAAATTATCTTTCAGGTTCAAGAATTAATCTCACAACAGATTATACTAATTATAGTAATTTTATTAATTTTTCATCTGCAGCTCAAAGATTATATAACTTTAAACAAAAATTACTTGTTATATCTCAATCACAAGCAGATTTAAATACAATTTATAGTATTACAGGACCTACTTCTGGTTCAGTAGCTGTTTCCTCTAGTAAAAATATTTTAGAACAAGAAATTCAAAGTACTATAACTAATTTTGATAATTATGAAAGGTATTTATATTACCAATCTAGTTCATATACTTGGCCTAAAGTAAACAACACTCCACCATATGTGTTGTATGATGTTAATAGTGTAACGGGTACTACTTGGTATAATTCTCAATACGCTACTGCTTCTGATTATGATCAAAATAACCAAAACAGTTTATATTATTCAATTCCACAATATATAAGATATGATTCAACAAATACCCAATACCTTTTATTTACAGATATGGTGGGGCAAATGTTTGATGAAATTTGGTTATATACTCAAGCAGTTACAGATAAATTAGATTCAAATCCATCATTATTAGTAGGTATATCTCCTGACTTAGTACATGATGAATTACTTTCTTTAGGAGTTAAATTATACGGTAGTAATTTTACTAACCAAAATATTTATAATTCATTAATTGGTTTAAATCCAAGTGGT